TATCAGGCAAGCCAGGTCTAGGTAAAACTAGCGTGGCTAAAGCCCTTTGCAACGAACTAGGAGCAGACTTTATTATTATCAATTGTTCTGAAGATGGAAATATCGATACTCTGCGAACAAAGATTCGTCAGTTTGCAAGCACGGTATCTCTGTCAGAAGATGCAAATCAGAAGATTGTTATTCTGGATGAGTTTGATTATTCCAATGTAAACAGTATTCAGCCTGCCCTTCGTGGAGCCATTGAAGAGTTCTCTAAGACTTGTCGGTTTATAATTACCTGCAACTACAAGAATCGTATCATTGAGCCTATTCATTCTCGTTGTACAGGTATCGACTTTAACTTTGCACACAAAGACCGACCAGAACTAGCCAAGCAGTTCCTAGAACGATGTCAGGGTATTCTGGAAGCAGAAGAGATTACCTACGATGTAAAGATTCTGTCTAAAGTCATTGTGAAATTCTTTCCAGATTTTCGTCGTGTTCTGAATGAACTTCAACGATACTCTGCTGCAGGAACCATTGATGTAGGCATTCTCAGCACAGCAGGAGAACTGGATGTGAAGCAACTGATGGGGTTTATGAAAGAGAAGAACTTTAATGAGGTCAGAAAATGGGTGGCAAACAATACGAACCATGTTCCACAGGATCTCTTCAGGAAGGTCTACGATAGCCTATACGACTTCCTAGAGCCTTCTACCATACCACAGGCGGTTTTGATCATTGCAGAATATCAATACAAGGCTAGTTTTGTGAGTGATCAGGAGATCAATATGTGTGCTTTTATGGTGGAAGTCATGATGACTTGCGGGTTTAAGAAGTAATGGACCCATTCGTTTTTCTTAATTCTATAAACCAATCCAAGGTTCCCTTGATGGACGAGGATCATCTATGCGAAAAAGAGTATGTTCCATACATGACTAATCGTGGATTATCCTACTTTTCAGACACAATCTTCTACGCAAACACCATGAATCGCCATGGCAATATAGACAAGAAGCTTCAGTTTGATTATCTTCGTATTTCAGTTCGTCCACGAAAGCGGTTTAGTAAGTGGCTCAAGCCTGAACAAGATGATCGTATTGATGCCCTGAAAGCATTGTACGGGTATTCCAATACCAGAGCCAGAGAAGTGGTAGATTTGCTGTCCGAGGATGACTGGAAACAAATTCGCAGTCTTTTAGATCAGGGTGGAGCCAAACTTTAATTTGTATAAATACTTATGTTATTGTATGAATTAATTTAACATAAAGCGAATTTGATATGGAAACTGATGATAATGATATATTTGATGGGTTAGGTGTAGAAATTACACTCAAAAGTAAAGACGATTTTCTTAAGGTTCGAGAAACCCTAACTCGCATGGGTGTTTCCTCTAAAAAAGAAAAAAAATTATTTCAAAGTTGCCATATTCTGCATAAGCGTGGCAGATACGCTATCATGCACTTTAAAGAATTATTGGATTTGGATGGTCTGGAAACAGATATATCTGATTCAGATATTGGTCGTAGAAATATTATAGTTAAACTTTTGGTGGAATGGGGTTTAGTAACGGCAGTAGATCCTGAGGAATACAAAGAACCTCAACTTTCTCTTGCTCAACTAAAAATCATTCCACACAAAGAAAAGAAAGATTGGGTTCTGGTTCCAAAATACCATATAGGAAATTCTTAATTATGCAAACTGAAGTGATTAGTTTTTATAGTGATTTAGATGGATCGACATATTATAGTGATCATGCAAAGCGATTAAAGAATCAATTAGACCGCTTGGGTCTACGATCAGATATTCGTGAAAAGAAATCATTAGGATCTTACCAGAAAAATTGTTTAAGTAAACCACAATTCATCTATTATATGTTGGTACAAAAACAACAACCAATTTTGTGGTTGGATGTGGATTCTGATGTAAGACAATCATTAAATGTGTTTGATTTGTTTCAAGACAATACTGATCTTGCCTTTACTTGTTCTTTGCCTAAATTGTATGCGGCAAAAGCATCGCCAATATATTTAGCTTTTAATAGTAAAGTAGTAGAGTTTCTACAACACTGGATACATGTTGCCAAAAACTTTGAAGAAACTGGCAAATGGTTTGATCATGAAGCCCTATTAGGAATTATTAATAAGTTCTATACTCAAGAAGGATTTAGAATGAAGTTTGTCGGTCCTGAATATTGCGTTTGGCCTGGAGAAGAAGCAGCTAATTCTGTTATTGTTATGGGATTAGCTGATGTGGAATCTAAAAAACAATCTTTGCGTGAATTAGGTATTAATGAGGAAGCAATTGCATGGCAGAGTCCAGGAACAAAGTAAGAGGAATTGGATTACCGTTTGACCCACAATACTCATCTTGCTCTAATATAAAACCAAAAGATTTTGATTGGGTTACTACAGCAGGCGATTGGGTTGTGCATATAGACGAATGTCTATTAATGCAACCAGATAGTACTCCAAAAGAAAAACGTTTTGGGTGGGTATGCGAATCCAAGTATATCGTTCCTAATGTATATACATTTTTGACCCATAAACATAAAGAGATGTTTGAAGAATATTATACTAACATATTCACCTGTGATCAAGAATTATTAAAGTTAGATGAACGATTTGTTTATTGCCCTAACGGAAGTAATTATCCTTGGGTGCCTAAAGAGAAATGGGAAGTATATAATAAAACTAAATTATGTTCAATGTTTTGTTCTCCCAAATTAATGACAGAAGGACATGTTCACAGGCATCAAATAGCAAGACTGGCACTGGATGCTAACATTAGTGTGTTTGGTGGAGTTCACGGAACCCAAAGAACAGTAACAGATCCTCGTAATCCATGGAATACTAAAATTGATGGTTTAAAAGACTATATGTTTAGTATCATTATGGAGAATGGAGTATACGATTCATACTGGACTGAAAAGGTCACAGATTGTTTTGCTACAGGAACTATACCAATTTACTGGGGATCAAAGAAATTACTTGACTTCTTCGAATCTGATGGTATAATTATGTTGGAATCTGGGAAAGAACAAGAAATCATGGAATCATTAACCCCAGAACTTTACGAAAAAATGAAACTAAGCGTTGAGAATAATTTCCTTAGAGTTAAAGGGATACAAATGGCAGATGATGTTTTGTTTGAAAGGATGCAATGTTCACACTAGAAACTAGAGTAATAAGTAGAATTAAATCATCACGAAGACCTACAATACAGGAACATCTTGAATCCAAAGATGTTTCTTTTTCGTTTTTTGATGCAGCAGATAAATTTAACATTACAAGAAACGATTTAATCTTTAGTTATAAATGGCATAATATTTCTGTTAATACGGATAATAATTACGGAGATTCTTTTAATGGTAGAAAATGGGTAAATATTGGTGAGATTGGTTGTTTGTATAGCCACTATTCTTTATGGAAAGAGTTGGTAGAAAGCGAATACGACGCTACTTTGATTCTAGAGGATGATGCTAAATTGTTATTCACTGGACAACAATTAGCAGAATTTACAAAAACTCAAAATCTTGATGGAATAGATTTGATATTTTGCCAAAGAAATTCACCAAACTTTGTTACTGGTAAACGAGCATTTGAACATCTGACTAATAAAATCGAAATACTAGCTACCACACAAGCATCCTTTTGGCAAATTTGTGAAGGAACAGCTGGTTATATCCTAACCAAAGCAGGAGCCAAGAAATTAATAACACCAATCGAAAAATTTGGTTTTTTGTTTCCAGCGGATAATCATATTCTTAGGTGTGTACAAAAACCACCAATTGGTGTTTCTATTTTTGGAGGAATGAATGCATTTCTAACCACAAAGGAACTTCAGATAGAATTAAGTGAATATGCTAAGACAAGCGAAATTCACGATAAAAAAGAAGAAACTATAACCATGGTTGGTAATATAAAATTTAAAGATTGAATTTTTGTATAGATAATAAGAGTGATTTTTTAACGGAAGGTATATTATGAAAAGAATTTTACTTACAGGTGGTGCAGGATTTATTGGGCATCATGTTATTGAACATTTTCTAGAACATACGGATTGTGAAATAGTTGTATTAGATCGTCTAGATTATTCTGGTAATCTAAACAGAATACATGATGTACTAGAAAAACAGCCACATAATAAAAATAGAGTCAGTATAGTATTTCATGACCTAAAGGCAGAAATTAATCCCCTTGTTTCTAATTTTATTGGCAAGTGTGATACAATTCTGCATCTAGCAGCCGCTTCGCATGTGGATCGCTCTATCACTCATCCTTTAGAGTTTATTTACGATAATATCATAGGAACTGCAAATCTATTAGAATATACACGAAAATTAGATTATTTAGATAAATTTTTATATTTTAGCACAGATGAAATTTTTGGAGCAGCACCATTAGGTGTAGATTATAAGGAAAGAGATAGATACAATTCTACTAATCCGTATTCTGCTTCTAAAGCTTCGGCAGAAGAATTGTGTGTTGCTTATGAAAATACATACAAAATACCAATGAAAATTACTCACACTATGAATGTTTTTGGAGAAAGACAAACACCAGAAAAATTCATTCCTCTTTGTATTAGAAAAGTAAAAAATGGCGAAAAAGTCACAATACATTCAAACGAAACTAAAACAACTGCAGGAAGTCGTTTCTATATCCACGCAAAGGATGTTGCTACTGCTTTGCAATTTATATTACAAAATGATTTAAAAAGTGAAGCAGATTATGGTGGTGCAAAATGCTCAAAATTCAATATTGTTGGAAAAGAAGAAGTTGATAATCTTTCTTTGGCAAAGATGATTGCTTCAGCACAAAACAAAGAACTGGTTTACGAGATGGTAGATTTTCACACTACTAGACCAGGACACGATCTTCGGTATTCTTTGTCTGGTGATTTGATGCGATCTCGTGGATGGGAACCAAAGGTGTCGATATCTGATAGAATTAAACAAGTTAGTGATTGGTATATGGAGAATCCAAAATGGCTAGAACTTTGAAAGATGTTTGTACGGAAGCAGCCAAGTGCGTTGTTTGCGGTGGATCAGATCTGATAGAAGTTTTAGATCTAGGTATTCAGCCACTTGCTAATTCATTTAAAAACACAAAAACCGATCATGAGAATTGTTATCCGTTAAGGATGAATAGATGTGAGTGTTGTTCTCATCTCCAATTAAGTCATTTTGTCCATCCCGACGAACTTTTTAAAAATTATTTGTATGTTTCTGGAACATCAAAAACTCAATTGGAGTATTTTGAATGGTTTGCAAAAATGGTAACAGATAAAGTCAAAACTAATAATGGAAAAGTTTTGGATATCGGATGTAACGATGGCTCGCAATTAGATTTTTTAAAAACTATTGGCTTTGAAACATTTGGAATTGATCCTGCTATAAATTTACATCCGTTAAGTTCAAAAAACCATAACGTAATTTGTGATTATTTTAATGAAGATAATGTTCAGTTTTCTGAAAAGTTTAATGTTATAATTTGCCAAAATGCGTTTGCTCACAATTATAATCAATTACAATTTTTAGAAAAATCCAAGAGTATATTAGCAGATAATGGTTTAATATTCATAACAATATCACAAGCACTTATGATTATGAATAACGAATTTGATACAATTTACCACGAACATTATTCTTATTATAATGTAAAGTCTATGGACATTCTTTGTAAAAGAGCAGGTCTGTTTTTAGTGGATATGATACCACACCCTATTCACGGAACAAGTTATATTTTTGTAATATCTAGTACTAATAATCCATCTCAAAACATCCAAAGATTAATAGAAGAAGAGCGTGTTAATGGTCTGCATGACCCAAACATATACAAAAATTACTCCGCTCAAGCAAAAAAAATATCAAAAGATTTTAAACTAATTACCGACGAATTAAGAACTAAAGGATTTACTTTGATTGGATATGGTTCTCCAGCAAAAGGAAATACTATGCTAAATTTTTCTGATGTAGTTTTAGATTTTATAGTTGATGATAATCCAATGAAACAAAACAAGTTTACACCTGGAACATCTATCCCAATATACGGAATAGATAGTCTAGATAAATATAAAAATTCAGATTCTGTTTGTTTTATTCCGTTGGCTTGGAATTTCTTTGACGAAATTTCTAAAAAGATATCAAATAAGCGAACAGGTAAAACGACGTATATTAGATATTTTCCATTTGTAGAAATTACAACAATCAAATGAAAATCTCTATTGCAGTTCCAACATATGAATGCCATGGAATGGGTTGGTTGTTCATTTCAGAATTACTGAATAGTATCAAGAAACAAGATTATTCAGATTACGAAGTAGTAATAAGTGATCAAAGTACTGATGATGTAACGAAGAATTTAGTAGAAATGTATTCAAAACATATGAATATAGTGTACGTAGATTCCACACATTTAACTAGAAAAATAGGATCTAATCTTAATAATGCAATTAAACATTGTACTGGTGATCTAATAAAACCAATGTGTGCTGATGATTTTTTCATAGACAATAATGCTCTTACTAAAATTGTAAAAAAGTTTTACGAAAATACAGACAAAACTTGGTTAGTTAATGGATGTGTTCATTGCCAATCAATTCATTTTCTTTACCAAAAAATGATACCTTATTACCAAGACAAAATTCATCATGGAGCTAATACTATTAGTTCACCAAGCGTATTAACAATGAAAACTAAAGAATATTTTGACGAAAAGTTATCACTATTGATTGATTGTGAAATGTATAAGAGGTTATATACAAAATATAATCTTCCAATGATTATTGAGGAACCTTTAATTTGTAATCGTATGCATGATAAACAATTACAAAAAACTGTTAGTCATCTTTTAGAACCAGAAAAGGCATATTGTATTGGTATTTACGGAGAATAATATGAGTAGAGTATGCATATTAGTTGTGAGTCATAATTATCCAGAATTAACTGATTCTTTATGCGAATCTATTATTCAACGAACCAAGGGTGTTGATTATGATCTGCATGTAATCGAGACTGGTTCACAGATAAACAATTGTTCCAAGTATGCTACTTTGTGGGTATCTGACGGTTGCAGAATGACCAGAGGGTTTAATTTATTAAAATCATATGCAGATTCTGTTCTTAAATATAAAACTGGCGAAAAGTATGATGCCTATATGTTGTTTGTGAATGATGCTAAATTCATAGACGACAAAGATCTAGTAAGTATACTATACAATGAAATGGCATCTTTGCCTGATTGTGGTCAAATCAGTCCATACCAATCTAACATTTATGCACCACATAAACGATTAGGTAAAATGACAGATTCAGAAACAAGAAAAGAAAGTTTTTCAGAAATTATCTGTCCTATGATTTCCGCAAAGGCATGGGATGCTTGTGGAGATAACTTTTTAGATAACATATTCTTTTATGGATGGGGTCTTGATTATGATATGCCATACCAATTACACAAAGCTGGATACAGGACATATATAACAGATAAGATTGGTATTTTTCATGATCCGTTTACATCATACAAGAATAAAGAAAAAACAAAGCAAACTATGGACGGCAGTCAGTTTATTCAATTGGCAAGAGTGAATATGCACGAAGGATTTAATAAAAAATATGGAGCAGGTTGGATGCAGCAATTGATGAATGCGATTCCTGCAGATGTTTCTAAAGAAGCATTATATCTTTGGTTGTCTATGAATGATGGATTTGTAATAAAATAAAGGAAAAATATATGAATCGAGAAATTATAAAAAAATTAATATTAGGTGATATTTCTTTAGAATTAAAAAATAAATATTTATTAAATATATCATCTATGGAAGAAAATATACAAATGCAAAATACTTTATGTAAAAATTCTTCTATTTGGCCTTCACCATTACTTGCAGAAAGTATGATTGGATATACATGTTTGCAAAATATAGAATTTCTATTAGATGATGTGATTTTAAATAAAATTCCTGGAGATTTTATTGAAACTGGTGTGTGGGGAGGTGGCGCATGTATTTATGCTAAATTATTATTAAATGCACATAATCATAAGATGAAAGTTTTTGTTGCTGATTCTTTTGCAGGTCTCCCAGCTCCAGAATTAGATAGATATCCTCAAGATAAAGGAGATTTACATCATACTTGCCCAGAATTAAGTATATCATTAGAAGATGTTCAATCTAATTTTAAAAAATATAATTGTTTAGATAAGAATGTTGTTTTTCTAAAAGGATGGTTTAAAGATACATTATTAACATTATCCAATAAACAAAAATTTTGTATAATTAGATTAGATGGTGATATGTATGGTTCTACTATGGATAGTCTAATAAATTTATATTCAAAACTATCTAAAGGAGGATATTGTATAATTGATGATTATGCATTAGCAAACTGTGCAAGAGCAGTCAATGATTTTAGACAAATAAATAATATTACTTGTCCATTTAAATTAATTCCTGGAGCTGGAGCAGGAGCATTATATTGGAAAAAAGATGATTAATACTATATTATTTGATCTTGACGGAGTATTGGTAGATGCATGTGATTGGCATTATCATTCCTTAAATCATGCTCTTTCTTCGTTTGGACATTCCCCAATCAATAAAGAAGACCACATGTCCACATATAACGGTCTTCCTACTCATGTAAAATTAGGTATGCTTGGTATTGCAGAAGATCAGGCAAAGAAAATTAATGCGGCAAAACAAGACTTTACCTTGGATGTGATTAGGAAAACTGCAGAAATAATGCCAGAGAAAGTAGAATTACACAAATATTTAAAATCCAATAATATTCGAATTGGCTGTGTTACTAATTCTATTCGTAAAACTACAGAAGAGATGTTATCCAAAACAGGTCAATTAGAATTTATGGACATACTCATAACAAATGAAGATGTATCAAGAAATAAGCCTTACCCAGATTGTTATAATTTAGCAATAGATAAATTAGATGCAATTGGTTCCGAGGTATTATGTGTCGAAGATTCTGAAAAAGGAATTAAAGCTGCCAAAGCTTCCGCAGCTAAACATTTACTAATCGTTGAAGACTCTAGCAAAGTCAATCTACATACACTAGTTACTTTTTTAAAGGATTCAATATAATGCAAAACCTAGATTCGTATATTTCACATTTAAATTTTAAAGCACAGATTGGACAGGACAAAATCGTATTAGACATTTTAGGTCCAAAATATAATGGCACCTTTGTTGATATTGGTTGTTCTGAACCACTAAGTATAAGTAATACTTTTCTTTTTGAAACAACATTCAATTGGACTGGTATTGGAGTTGATATTCAAGACTATGTGGGAGGTGGAGGAGAAACTTGGAAATCTCACAGACCACAAACCAAGCATGTCTTGGCTGATGCTTTGGCTATTGATTATGCCAAGTTATTCGAAGAAAATAATATGCCAGAAACTATTGATTATTTGTCTTTAGATTTGGAACCGCCTGATTTGACTCTGGAATGCTTGATGAAGATTCCTTTCGATAAGTATAAATTCAATGTTATAACATTTGAAACTGATGAGTATCGAGAGGGTGGTCAACGAAGAGTTGATGTAAGTAGATCTCATATGGAGAAATATGATTACAAATTACTTGGTTGCGTAAATCGCCAAGATGATGTTTACGTACATAATAGTTTTAAAAAGGCTTAAAATGAAAATATTGATTCCCATGGCTGGGGAAGGAAGCAGATTTGCCAAAGAGGGCTACACTTTTCCTAAGCCTTTAATTGATGTTGACGGCAAACCGATGATTCAGGTTGTTGTGGAAAATTTAGATTTTGATGCCACATATATTTTCTTGGTTCGTAAAGAACATTTAGAAAAATATAGTGGTCTCAGAACTACATTAGACCGAATCACTAACGGCAAATTTCAGATTGTGGAAGTAGATGGTTTAACTGAAGGTGCAGCCTGTACTGCACTATTAGCTAAACATTTAATAAACGACGACGAAGAATTGCTAATTGCTAATTCTGATCAGGTATTAGAATATTCTATAGAGAATTTTAAATTACTAAAATCATTAACCCCAGCCGAAGGTATCATATTTACATTTAATGCCGTTCATCCTAAATGGTCTTTTGTTAGAGTTAATTCTCGTGGTATTATAACAGAACTACAAGAAAAGAATCCAATCTCAAATATTGCAACTTGCGGTATTTATTGGTATAAAAAGGGATCAGAGTTTGTTAAATATGCAGAGCAAATGATTGATAAAAACATTAGAGTAAATAATGAGTTTTATATTGCTCCTGTGTACAACGAATATGTTGCTGATAGGAAGATGCTTATTCCGTTTTATGTAGATAAGATGCATGGTATTGGTACTCCTGAAGACCTTAATGCCTACCTTAAACAAAAATGAATATTAAAGATTTTACTAAAGGTTGGCTGTTTGGTGATTTTTCTCCATGTTTATTCAATAATAAAGATATAGAAATTGGTGTTAAGTATTATAAAAAGGGCGATAAAGACGAAAATCATTATCACAAAATAGCCACAGAATATACTATTGTGATTTCTGGAGAAGTAAAAATGCAAAATAAAACATTTTCTTCTGGAGATATTATAATAATTGAGCCAAATGTAGAGAATCAATTTGACTGTTTGGAAGATGCGTGTATACTTGTTATTAAGACACCATCTGTAGTCGGAGATAAATATATTAACTGAAAGAATTTTTATGATGCCAAAAACTGGAATTGCACTTTTAAATTATAATTTACCAAATGAGACTGATTTTGTTTATGAAAATTTAGTAAAGAATTTAACTAAAACTAATTACGAAATTTGTGTGGTAGATAATGCTTCTGATAAAGCTCCTCCCTCTAAGTATACAACAATCAAAAGTATTGTCAATACCAGAACAATGGGAGCCATATTGCTTGGAGCACATTATTTCAATCGAAAGCCTGACGTAAAGTACGTTTTCTATATTCACAATGATATGACATTCCGAGAATCGCCAGACATTTTATATGATATGGTGATGCATATGGAAAAGAACCCTCAAATTGCAGTAATTCATCCAGCACTAAATCAAGACGCAACACCTGTATACATTGGTGATCGATTTACTGTATACAATCCAAATAATAAAGAATTATTTAGAAGAGTTATGCCTAATCATGCTAATGTGATTAATATGGACGATACCTCTCCTATTCTTGTGCGTAAAGATGATTGGAATAGTGTTGGTGGTCAAGATCCAAGATTAACCAGATGTTATGGTTCTGGTAAAGATTTTTATACTAATTTGCATCGTTTAGGAAAAGAAATTTACATGTATGATGGTCTAGTTATAAATCATTACGGTCAATATACTTACAATAAGCAAGTAGGAGACGAAACTTATGATAATTTGGATAGAGAAGCATATTTAGAAATGGAACCTGTTATGAGCGAAAAATATGGAAATAACTGGAAAGAAATGTTTCCATGAATGATTTAACTATAGTTGTTCCTTTAGGCATTTCCACTCCAGGAACTCCCGTTATTCAATTTTTGCAATGGTGTGTAGAATCTCTTCAAAAGCAAGAAACCAGCCGCAAGTATGAGATCGTGTTTGCCTGTGATGATAATGTATCTTCAGAAGTCAAAGATTTATTAAATTCTACTGGCTGTTCTATTAGTTGGCATGATCCGTATTCATTCTTTCGAAAAGGTTCTATATGGAAAAAGATCATTACTGAATGGCAGAAGGTAGATTCAAAATTTGTTTCTTTTTGTCACTATGATGATCTTTGGTCTTCGAATAAAGTAGAGAGTCAATTAAATTTAATGAATATGGAAGGATTAGATTTAAGTTGGAGCAATGTTCAGATTATAGATGAACATAACAAAATTGTTAATGTTGCAAATAGTAGAGGATTTTTAAACGAAACCACAATAAGAAAAGGACCATCGTATGCATTTTCTCATTCCACTATTGTTTCTAAAGACAAGTTTTTAGAAAGTGGTATTATGGAATATCTGGATCGCTCTGCTCCGATATATGAAGGTTTGCATTATTTGTTTTGTCATAAATTAAAGGGTAATAGAGATCATAATTCTACGTTCTATCACAGAGTCCACGGCTCTTCTGTGTCAAACAATCTTCATACCGAAACACCTGAAATATCTAAAATTAGAGAAATTGCAGAGTATTCTTTAGATGAGGTTTTTCAGGACGAAAAATCAATAAACATAGACGAGATTATTAGACAAATATATCCATGAAATGGTCTTTCATTATATCGTATTTGGATGGAATCTATCTAGAACAGATTATTAATTCTATTAGGAATCAAAATAATCTAACCAAGGATAAGTTTGAAATTATATTAATTGGACCAGATAACGAAGCTTTACATAGAGTTAAACCATTAATTAATAATAATATTATATTTAACGAAACATTAATTCCTGGTTGGATTACTATGAAGAAAAATCTAGCAGTTCAGAATGCAAATTTTGAAAATGTTTGTATTATGCATGACTATGTTGGGTTGTGTGAGAACTGGTATAATGGTTATTTGAATTTTGAAAATGATTGGGATGTTTGCTCGAATCCTATTCGTACATCAAAAGGCTCTCGGTATTGGGATTGGATTACTCTGAAGAGACCAATAGAATTTATTTCATATGATGACTTGTCCCAAACCAAAACCAACATGTATATTGGTGGAACCTATTGGTGTGCTAAAAGAAAATTTATGCTGGAAAACCCGTTAGATGTTCGACGAGTCTGGGGACAGGGAGAAGATGTTGAGTGGGCTATGCGCTGTAAAGATAAGTGGAACTATACGTTTAATCCATTTTCTGTGGTACGGTTACTGAGGGATAAAGAAATAACAATTCCAGATCCAGCATCAGACCCAAATCCATCCAAAGTTTACAGCACTATGAGAATTCAGACATAATGGTTAAAGTTATATCACATCGAGGCAATTTGTCGGGAAAGACTCCAGACGAAAATAAACCAGCATATATTGATACCGCAATATCAGAAGGGTTTGATGTTGAAGTAGATGTATGGTTGGTAGACGACAAATGGTATTTGGGTCATGATGAACCTCAATACGAAACCGATATAAAATTTTTATCAAATTACAGATTATGGTGTCATGCAAAAAATACAGAAGCCCTAGATGTTTTGTTGAAAAATGATATTCATTGTTTCTGGCACGAAACAGACAAATTTACCATTACCAGCAAAGGAGTTCCTTGGGGATATCCTGGAAATTATATGGAATACGGAATTACTGTTGAATTGGGTTCTAAAATTAAAATACCAAGTGTATTTGGTGTATGCACAGATTATCCATTAGATTGGATTAAAAAATAATGAAATGTCACATATATAACCATGGAGATTTAAATTATGCCTAAAATATGCTTATCGATGATTGTTAAGAATGAAACTCATATTATCAAAGAATGCCTTGATTCCATCTACAAGTACGTAGACTACTGGGTCATTGTGGATACTGGTTCCACTGACGGAACTCAAGAATTAATTAAAACTTATTTTGCAGAGAAGGGTATTCCTGGCGAAATTCATGAACGCCCATGGGTAAGCTTTGGCGATAATCGCACAGAAGCTCTACAACTCTGTGACGGCAAGGCAGACTGGGCATGGATGATTGATGCCGACGACTATGTTGAAGGTGATTTTAAGTTCCCACTTTCTGCAGGTGACGCAGAAGGATTTGCTCTTTCGTTTGGTCGTGGCGAATTTAGTTGGTGGAGAACACAAATTTTCCGCACAGGCATTGGTTGGAAGTATCAAGGTATTCTTCATGAGTATCCTACCAAAGACGGAGATGCTCCGCCACGCATTGCAAAGCTTGAAGGAACCTATAAGATTGTTGCTCGTACTGTCGGTGCTCGTAACGTAGGTATTGATCCTATTGAAAAGTATAAGCGGGATGCCATCATGTTGGAAGAGGCTTTGGTAAAAGAACCAACCAATGTTCGTTATCAATTCTATCTGGCTCAAAGTTACTTTGACTCACAACAATGGGAAAAAGCAGAAGAGGCGTATACTAAACGTGTAGAAATGGGTGGATGGGAAGAAGAACAATACTATTCTCAGTTCCGTATTGGTATGTGTCGTGGTCTTGCTAATAAGCCTTGGATCGAGATTCAACAAGGATTTTTAGAGGCTTGGGAACTTCGTCCATCACGTGCAGAACCGCTATACCAAATTGCTCGTGTCTACCGACTCATGAACCATCCACGCTTATCATTCTTGTACGCTAAAATGGCTCTGGATATTCCTTTCCCAAAGGATGACATTTTGTTTATTAGTGAAGACGTATACAAGTATGGAGTTTTAGATGAAATTGCGTCTACAGCATTTTATGCAGGAAAACCTCATATGGGATACGCTGCATGTAAAAAATTATTGTTAGAATCATTACTACCAGAAGAACACAAGGAACGAGTTCAGACCAATCTTCAGCAATATTTAAAGTTTTTTGAGCACACCAATCAAATGGAATCAATTCGTCAAATGGACGAACAGGCTGCAAAACAAAGCGAAAAAAAGGATCATAAACCTGCTTTATATCCAGCACAAAAAAAGAAGTTTAAAACCAGAAAAACCGTACATCGATAAAGCCTAAATAACGTATGACCGCAAAATACGACTTATCAATCAATAAAAATTCTAATTTTCAATTTTGGGCTCAGTACCTAACAGACGGAAGTACTGGTGTAAATTTATCCCAATATACTGCTAAATTTCAATTAAAAAAATATAAAGGTGAAGAATTTCCTATTCTTTTTGCTACCACTAGTGGACTAACTTATGGTTATACTGGAGGTTTAACTACAGGATATTCAGGCATAGGGGGTATTAGTTTAAATACTAACTATGATGGATCACCATTAAATGGAGGAATTTTTATTAAATTAGACGCAAATAGTACAAATTCCCTGTTACTCTCTAAATATTTTTATGATTTAAATATTGTTATAGGAACCACATATTCACAAAGAATTCTAGAAGGAAGAGTAACTGTTGAATCTGGGGTTGTGTAATGAAATTAAAAATTTATGAAATCACAGATTCTGTTTCCTTTTTAAATATTGTTGATTCTGGGTTTAATTATCCTAAATTATTATTAAAACCAATAATTAAATTTATAACACTACACACACAAACCCCCATACTACCACCAACAATTCCGTTTTTACCACCAACAATAACCAGTATTAGTGGTCTTACTGGTTTTTCTCCAGGAGGGGATTTAATTACACTAACTGGAACAAATCTAGGTACAGATATTATTGTAACATTCAGCGGAGTCTTAATTCCAGTATACTCTTATTATGCTGGTGGTAATAGCAGAAATGTAATTGTTCCACCACACGCACCTGGATACGCATTTATAAATGTCACAAATTCAGATGGATCGTATAAGTTTCCTACAGCATATCTGTATATTTTATCTAATAATGTGATTGCTATTCCATGAAATTAAAAATATTAAATATAAATACTAAAATAACACAAAAGTATGATATTTTGGCAGAAATGCTGATGTTAGTAATAACTGAAAAAAATCA